AAACACACGTTCAAGTGCATTTGTTTTTCGTGGGTCTTTGACTTTGCCTTTTGCAGAAACAAGCACTGCTTGACTATCAAGATACAAGATTAAATCTTGTTCAATTGCTTCTGGTGAAGTCCCAAACTGTTCTAGGCATCGATAAAATCTTTTGTGCTTCACTAATGCTAACATTAAATGTTCAAGTGTAATATATTCGTGATTTTTACTCACTGCAATCTTTTGTGCTTGTTCTAATATACTTTCTATCTCAGGATTATTTGGCATATCTCTCCTTATTTTCTAGTATTTATTGCTGGTATTTCTTAATGGTGGCAATTACTTCTTCGGGTATATTCTTTGGCATGGTGGCTTTTATTTTTACAAAAATGTCACCTGGGTTATGTCTGTCTCTGAACACACCAGCGGATCCTAATCTTACTGTAGTTCCAGGATTGGTACGTGGTGGTATACGCACATCATATTTCTTTCCTAACACGTCAACCACTGTAATATCTCCGCCTAAGATAAGCATCCAAAAATCAACCTCTCGTTCTGTATGCATGTCAAGTCCGTTACGTTGCCATCTAGGATCACCTTGTATTCTAAAATTTACAACTAGATCTATACCGCCAGGAGCGGCCTTTGGGTATTTTATACTTTCGCCATGTACCACACCTCGTGGTATGTCAATTTCTACACTGGTATTACCCTGCGGTGTGTTAACACCAATTATCCGTTTGCCACCTGCTATGCTATCTTTGAGGCTGATGCTTATATTAATACGTGCTTCTGCTTGCCGTTGTTGCTGTTGTCTAAACATCTGCGAGAATATATCGTTAAAATGGAAACCTTGTTGCTGATTGGATGCTCGTTGTTGATCTGTTGATCCTGTATGGTCATAGTATGCACGTTTGTTTGGGTCTTTAAGAATATCATATGCATTGCTGATTTCAGCAAACTTGTTTGCATCACCGCCGCGGTCAGGGTGATGCTCTTTGGCTTTTTCTTTATAAGCTCGCTTGATAGTATCAGCAGTTGCACCTTTTGCAACACCTAATGTGCTATATGGATTATTCATAGTGTATTATACTATTTTTTTTGTGTTTTGTCAAGCTCTTCTGTGACAGACTTTTCATAATAAAGTATAATTTTGTTTTGTTCTTCAATGTATAACTTTATCTCTTCCATGTTTATTGCCAGTGCTTCAAAACTTTTTGGATCAAGTGCGTACACAACAAAACTTCCTTGCATGTCTTTTACACGTTGTATAACTTCTTTCAAGTTCTTTTCGGTGATTACAACTATGTTGGCATCTTTAAGAGATAGTACTTTTGGTCTCGGCACAACTTGAATGGTTGGCTTGTAGACTTCAACTTGAGTTACAATTTCTTTTTCAGGCTTCCAAGAGCAACTACTTAACAGTAGCAGACTCAATAGACTTGAAAAAACTATCAATTTTTTCATTTATTCTCTTTTCAGATGCTAATGGATCTGCTAAACTGTTTTTAACTAGATCAGTTTTTGCCAACAGGTCCTTAATTACTGTGTTTGCTTCACGTGCTTTTTTTAAGTTGTCTGTGAGTTCTTGAGATAACTTTGCTTGCTTTACTGCATTCTCATTCATTGCAGTAATCTTTGCTGATAAACTTTTATTACTTGATTCTAAGTTAGCATTATTAGTTCGCAGTGTTGCTATACGAGCTTGTGTGTCTTTGTAATAAAGATACACTCCGTATCCACAACCTCCAAGTATTGCAAGTATTATTAATAATGCGTATATTCTAGCCATTAGTCGTCTATCTGTACTGCTCTCATACGTGCTACCAGTCTGTCTGCACGTTTTGTTACTTGTTTGTACCAATTTGAATCAACCATTTCATCAGCGGCTGAGTTCCAATCTTTGGCATCTACTCCACGTTTCATTCCTTTAAACTTGCTTAGTCTTGGACGACCCATGTTGAACATCATGTTAGCAACAATCAGTTGGACTTCTTCTGGGAGGTCATCAAAGTTAGGATATAGTCGCTCGCAGTCTGCGAGGACTGTTTGGACGTCACTGTCAAAGGCTGAATTGCATCTATCTTCTGAGACAGGCGTTCCAACCGGTTGTCCATGTTCTGGGTCACTATCAATAACCAAATGACCAATACCAAAAGTAGGCAACCCGAGATGGTCGAGGTATATTTCATTAACTGAGCCTTCGTCATATGCAATCTCTTCTCTAAGTTTATCAATGTCCATTTATCTTTCCTTCTGTTGTAACCATATTTATGTACTTTGCGGCCTCTGCATGTGCTTTTTGTAGTGGATGTCCACCTGGGCCAATCTCAAATTTTTTATGTTTAGTCCATTCAGCAAAGGTAAATCCGTAAAAATTGATAATATAATGCATAACCTCTTTTTGCAACTCTACTGCCGCATCTCTATGTTCGTGTTGCCAGGATGTCGGATCTTGATGTCCGTTTTGCCATGATGGTGTCTCTGGATATATAGCTTTTTTATATAACATCGGATCCAAGCAGGTCATTAGAAATTTAATATTATTTTGTTCCAATAAACAAATAGTACTATGTATCTGTTGCAAGTTACGAAATAGATTCCAAACATCACTGTCTATATGTTTGTAAAAAAAATGATTTACATCGTTTGTAATTCTAGGGTGTGCCGTGGCCCAGCTCTTGTCAATGACATCAACATAATCAAAGCGTTCAAACCAAGTCCAGTTAACAATTACAAGGCAGTTCTGTAATTTGCGTAGAAGACTAGTGACTTTCCAGCTTATCCATTGATTTCCTATTCCGCCAACTGCGTAGCATTCATATGGACAATTATCAGCGACCAGTGCTGGCCATGTAAGTTTACTATGAGAATAAGGTTCAATACTAGATGGTAACTTGGAATCAGCCAGCTCATCACCCCTAGTAAAACTGTCGCCAAAAGCAACAACTTTTCTGTATGTCATTAACGTCCTGCGTTTGCTAATAAGTTCTGTATATCTTTGGCTTTTTTGCCTTTGTTGTATATAGCCTTAGGAGGAATCCCAGCAAGAGTTCTTGCTTCATTGAGCTCAAACTGTTCACGTTCTCTGTATGTTTTTGGTGAAGTGGGTACTAGCATGTTGAACTGTTCCACAGTAAAAGGCATTTCTTTGCCTCTGTAGCCCATGGTCCAGCCATCACCTTCATACTCAGTTAGTGTGTTGAAATCGTCTAACAGTGTGGCTAAGTTGTTAGCAGTGTAGTTTCTACGTTTAAGTTCGATATACACGAGGAATCTATTTGGCTTTACTTCACCCGGGCTCATGTCAGCATCCAGTACAAAGTCATAACCTTTTTCAAACCAGTTGATCAAGTCCACTGCGGCTTGTCTATCTCTTATATAGAAACTAGCAACAACGATCTCATCGTCATCGCCCATCTTACTTGAAAAGTCATCAACATACATTGTGCTTTTCATCATACCCGATAGGTCTTTGTAACCTAAACCTTCTGTTAAATTAAACTTGGACATCGATGTTTGCATCCATTTCTGCTTGTGCGCCTTGATCCATTACTGCCTGTTGATCTAAGTCAGCATTATATGCATCATCAAGATCCTGCAGATCAACTGTTTCATCTTCTAGTTCTAATGCACCAGTTCTTATGTCAGTCATTAAACTTTTTGGCATAATAATTTCTACTAACCAAATTTGCTTTTCTATTAGTTTTGCAACCTTAGTGCCAGCTTTGAAGTCGCTTGGGTTTTTTACTTTTACAGGAACTTTCATCTTGGTCTTTTTCCATTTGATCTCACAATCAAACGGTAGTAAACGCATTGCTCCTCTTGGGTCTGGCATAAGTTGTTCTGGCCATAAAAATGTGCAACTTGTTTTGTATGGTCCTTGTTCAGGACCAGCAACAAGCTCGCCTAGTTCCCAATTGCGGAATGCAAATATATCTAGTTCATTAAGCACACGTTCAAAGTCAAGCAGTACTCGCATACTACCATCACTCATGTAGATGCCCTTGATGTTATCTGCTACCATCCAATAGTCGGAACCGTCTTTGAAAAATTCTTTATCGTCGAGTGACATGTGTGGCCTTTTGTTTTACGTTAACAGTATTTAGCCCAATTTGTCTTTGTGGCCACTAATATATTTAGCGGTGCATATCAAAACTTTACACATGTTATTTCTTATTTGTTTTTGTTTTAAATATTATTGTGGGTAGCGAACAACACTTAACCTTAGGAGATACAATGTCTCGAGCGAAACGCAAAGCAAAATATCAAAGACAACTACAACAAGACAACACAATAAATTTTAACCAAGCACTAAAACGCAAACACATTGAACTTCATCCGAAGTCAGTCAATCAAGAAAACCTTATAACCAGCCTACTAGATCCACAAACCAACATTACTGTGGCAACTGGACCTGCGGGCACGGGTAAAACTTATCTTGCAATGTTAGCGGCTATAAAAGCATTTAGAGATGGTGCATGTGAACGTATTGTACTGACTCGCCCAGCAGTGGGTGTCGATGATGAAAAGCATGGCTTTCTGCCTGGTGACTTGAACAGTAAAATGGAGCCGTGGACCAGACCTTTGTTTGACGTACTGCGAGAATTCTACAACAAAAAAGAAATAGCACGTATGTTAGATGAACAAACTATTGAAATATCACCTTTGGCTTTCATGAGAGGACGTACATTCAAGGATGCCTGGATAATAGCAGATGAAATGCAAAATGCAACACCTAGTCAAATGAAAATGCTAATGACACGTATAGGTGAGAATTCAAAAATAGTAATCACAGGCGACGTTGAACAAACAGATAGAACCGTACACAACAACGGACTTATAGATCTATGCAAAAGACTCGAAACACATCGCGATGGACTAAGTGTTTGTTATATGAACAATAGAGATATACAAAGACATCCTATCATTGATACAGTATTGGAGATCTACGCAACTTAAAAAATTGGCTCTGGGGGCAGGAGTCGAACCTACAAGGTTAAATATATTGCAGTACATTCAACCACACGGTTAACAGCCGTGCGTGTTTACCAATTTCACCACCCCAGATTATTTTTATACCTTGTTGATTTTTTCTAGTGCAGGGATCATACGTGTAACACCTATGCCTCCGCCTACTCTTTGAAAGAAGTCAAACTCTAAAAACTTTTCTAGTTCTGCTTCAACTCTTTCCTTACCAAACAGTTTGAATAGTAACTCTGCATACTCTCCGCCTACAATACTATGGAATGTATCTCTCATCATATCAACATCACATGAACGTTCTGCTGATCCAATAGTTTCCATACCACCTAGTATAACGTCCATCTTCTTTGCAGTATTGCCATCGTCATTTCTAGC